CTTACTACTGGGCAGGGAATAACTAGAACTGCTTCTAAATATGATATTGGTGTTATATGTCATTCAGGTAAAATTTCAGTTAGAAAAGAAAATATTGGAGTTGAGATGGATAAAAATTCTCAACCTGTTATTTTAACTGCAAAAGAATGGCACCAAATTGAAGTTTTAGAACCAGGAACTGTTTTTGATAATATCACAAAACGAGAGTATTAATTATGGATATTCCGTTTGTAGAAAATGTCTCAGAAGAGATAGCCAATGAACGGCTTGCTATATGTAAAGAGTGCCCTACTTATTATCCACCATTTGGTACATGTTTAAAATGTGGGTGTTTTATGATAGTAAAAGTTAAATTACAATCTGCGGATTGTCCAGAAAATAGATGGGAATGAATTAAATGCCAAGCACAATATTAGCTAGTCAAGCAATAACTCTACCTTCAGATACTACAGCAAATCGTCCGACTGCAGATGCTGGTATGATTCGTTACAATTCAACCACAAATAATGTAGAATATTGGAATGGTACTCAATGGATTACATTAGACATGCCACCATCATATACTTCAATTAGTCCATCTACATTTTCAACAGTTCCAACAACAATAACAATCACTGGGGATAATTTTCAAACAGGAGTTAATGTTGCTGTTTATGGTAAAACTGGAATTGTATATGTTCCAGCCAGTGTAACTAGAGTTTCTTCTACATCTATTACCTTTGCCACAACTGCAGCTATGACATTAGCGCAGTCTCCATTTGATATATTAATAACAAATTCTAATGGAATGAGTAATAAATCTTTTGATGTATTGACAAGAACAGCGTAGGGTGTTTTTATGAAAAGATGGTCGATTATACATAATAACGAAGTTATTGATTTAATTCTTAGTAATGATTCAGAATGGGTTGCAAATTATGCATCAGAAAGAGGATTTTCTTTTGTTAGTTTAGACGCTAATCTAGATGCTATTATTGGATCAACTACAGTAGACGGAAAGGTGTTTATTCCAAAACAAACTCCAGTAATTATTTTACCAGATGATGGTGAAGTTAAATCAACTTTTGGCGCAATGGTAATGGGCAATTTAACTATCGAATCTGAAGGAATGTTAAGATTATGACCACAATGGTTAAAGATGTGGCTCCACACCATACATGTTCGTTCGAGTCTGTAAATATGTTCATTTATCATGCAAATCCAGGAGAAGGTGTTTATAGACATGAACATTTATATCCCCATGCAACAATGGTAAATGCTGGTAGAATCCTCGTTCGTAAAGAAAATTTAGAAATTATTTTAGATAAATTCTCCCAACCAGTGATTTTAAAGGGATCGGAATGGCACGAGATTGAAGCACTTGATGAGGGAACAGTTTTCATAAATGTGTCGTCAGCCACCCATGGGTACTAAACTCTAGACAAACCCTCTTCGGAGGGTTTTTTGTTATTAGAAGTTGCAGTCTCTGGTATTATAAATAAGAAGTATACAAAATTAATCGGATTCCAGAATGGCAACTATTAGCAATCTTTATGTGGACGCTGGAGCGACATACAGTAATATCATCACTGTAACTGCTTCTAATGGTCAGGCACTTGCTTTGACCAGCTACACTGTGGCTTCCCAGATGAGGAAGTCTTATTCGTCTAGTACAGTATATGCATTCACAGCTAGTATTTACGATGCAGCGACTGGAAAGATTCGATTACAATTAACAAGCAATCAATCCGAAGCCATTCCTGCTGGAAGATGGCTATACGATGTGGAGATTACTTCACCTTCTGGTACAAAAACCAGAGTGGTAGAGGGGATCGTTACAGTAAACCCTCAAATTACTCAAATATAATTATGGCAGAAATTACAGCAGTCGTAACACCTGATGAAGCATTAACAGTTGCAGTGTCGGAGGGTACATATGTACTCAACACCTCAACTAATTTGGCTAATCCAGCCGTAGTAGAATCAGTTTCTAATATCGCAGATGTCGATACAACTACTAAAATTAATGGATCAGTCCTAGTATATAAAACAACAACAAATAAATGGACTTCCACTACAATTCTTGATGCGCAAGATGTAACTGGTGGACAATATTAACGGTAACGGAGAATAAAAGATGGCATCAATAATTAGAATTAAAAGATCATCGACAGCGGGAAATCCTACAACGCTTGGTGCTGGTGAGTTAGCGTACTCAGCACTTGGTAATAACGACTCTAATGGTGGTGATCGTTTATACATTGGTATCGGTTCAGAAACTGCAGGCGATGCAGCAAACCATATAGTTATTGGTGGTAAATACTTTACTGATTTATTGGATCATACTCGTGGTGCACTAACAGCATCTTCTGCTTTAATCACCGACGCTAGTAGTAAGTTAGATAATCTTAAAGTAGACAATCTAGATTTAAATGGTAATACTCTTAGTATTACTAATACCAACGGCAACTTAACTCTTGCAGCAAATGGCACTGGTTTTATTGACATCTCTACTGGTGTTGTTAAGATCGCATCTACTCAAGCAGCAAGTGGATCAAACACTGGTGCTCTACAAGTAGCAGGTGGTGCATCTATTGAAGGAACTCTTTATATTGCTGGTGCTGTTGCAGCAGGTTCTGGTAGCTTCACTTCTATTAATAGCACCCCAATCGGTAATACCACAGCAAGCACTGGTGCGTTTACTACACTAACTGCAAATGGCGCAGTGACCTTCACAGCTGGTACTGCTTCTTCAAGTTCTACAACTGGTACAGTAGTTGTAACTGGAGGTGTTGGTGTTAGTGGTGCATTGTATGTTGGTGGTTCGATTGATGCAGGACATGCTGATTTCGCTAGTCTTAATAATACCCCTATTGGTGATGCTACACCAAGCACTGGTGTATTCACTCAGTTAGATACAGATAACATTAGAATTGAAGGTAATACAATCTCTTCTACTGACACTAACGGTAACATCACTCTTACTCCGAATGGCACTGGTAAATTAGTTCTTAATAATGCATACATTAACGGAACTTCAGATACTCTTGCAGAGTTCATTTATGATACAGTTGGTGGTGCAATTACTGCTGGTACTGGTATTACTGTTACTAATAATGATGGTGGTAACACTTCTACTGTTTCTATTACTAATACAACAGTAACTGGCGTAGGATCTCCTGTTGGTTCTTCTACAGCCATTCCAGTTATCACTTTTAATGCACAAGGTCAATTAACTGCCGTATCAACTGCATCAATTACCACTACTCTTGGTATTGCAGCTGACACTGGCACAGACTCTATTGCTCTTGCCACTGATACAATAACATTTACTGGTGGCGAGGGTATTGATACTTCTATCAATTCCTCTACAAATACCATTACTATTGCAGCAGAAGATGCTTCTACATCTAACAAAGGTGTAGCATCTTTTGCTGACGCAGATTTCAATGTATCTTCTGGTGCAGTCGAATTAAAAGATACAGTTGTTAAATCTGTTACCACAGATTCTGGTGCTTTAACTCCTTCTACTCATGGATTCTCAATTCTTGGTGGAGAAGGTATTGATGTTACTCATGCTGGAACTACAATTACTGTTGCTGGTGAAGACGCTTCTACTAGCAACAAAGGTGTAGCATCTTTTGCTGATGCAAACTTTACAGTTAGCTCTGGTGCTGTCTCTACAAAGAATATTACTCTTGGTTCTTCAACGCTAACCAATGGTTCCACTACAACTTCTATTGCTGGGATTACCGAATTAACAGTTGATAATTTAAACTTTAATGGTAATACAATCACATCAACAGATACTAATGGCGATATTATTTTATCTCCAAATGGCACTGGTAAAGTTGATGTTTCTGGTTCTATTATTACAGGATTAAATGAACCTGTAAATGCTACTGATGCAGCAACAAAGAACTATGTTGATACTGTTGCTGAAGGTTTGCATGTTCACGAAGCTGCGCATTGCGCAACCACTAACACTCTTGCAGTTCTTTCTGGTGGCACTGTAACATATAATAACGGAACTTCTGGTGTTGGTGCTACACTTACTCTTTCCGCTGGCTTGTCTGCAATTGATGGACATACATTAACCAATGGCGATCGTATTCTTGTTAAGAATCAAGCAACTCAAGCACATAACGGTATGTATGTTCGTACCAGTGCAACAGTTCTTACTCGTTCTACTGACTTTGATACTGCTGCTGAAATTGGTGGTGGTGACTTTACTTTCGTTGAAAATGGTACTACATATGGAAACACTGGTTGGGTTCAGACAGTTGAAGTATTAACTGTTGGTACAGATAATATTATCTGGCAACAGTTCTCTGGTACTGGTACATTTACTGCTGGTTCTGGTTTAACAATCGCTGGTACAGAGTTCAATGTAGGTGGTACTGCAGATAGAATTACAGTAAATCCTGATAGTATTGATATTGCATCAACATATGTTGGTCAATCAACTATTACAACATTAGGTACAATCGGTACTGGTGTTTGGCAGGGTACTATTATTGCTGGTGAGTATGGCGGTACTGGTGTAAATAACTCTGGTAAAACTATTACTCTTGGTGGTAGTTTTACTCACACTGGTGCTCATAGTCTTGGTTTAACTACTACTGCTAATACTAGCATTACTCTACCAACAACTGGTACTGTTGCTACTCTAGCTGGTACTGAAACATTTACTAATAAAACTATTACTGGTGCAACTATTACCACTGGTAGTATTAACAATACTCCAATTGGTGCTTCTACTGCAAATACTGGTGCGTTTACAACTCTTGCAGCTTCTGGTGCAGTAACACTTACTTCTGCCACTGATGCTTCCAACTTAACCACTGCAGCAGTTGTTCTTTCTGGTGGTTTGGCTGTTACTAAATCAATGTTTGTTGGTATTAATATTACTGGTGCTGGTGCTGGAACTTCTACTCTCGATGGTTTCAACATCGATGGTGGCACTTATTAATTTGAACTAAATACATGGTGGGTGTAATTCCCACCCCAGTATATACTGGTTGTTTTAATTCTACATAGAATAGGTTATTATGGCTAACACAGTCGTTCTCAAACGAAGTGCCGTTACAGGCAGAAATCCAACCACAGGCGATCTTGCGCTTGGCGAGTTAGCACTCAACACATACGATGGTAACCTATTCTTCAAAAAAGACAGTGGAACTGCTTCCATTGTTACTGTTGCCACATTGGCTGGCACACAAACCCTCTCAAATAAAACCCTAGCATCTCCTGTAATTACTGGCACGATAACTGCTGGTGGTGGTGTAGGTACTAATGGACAAGTTCTGGCATCAACAGGATCTGGGCTTCAGTGGATCACTAAAGATGTTTCCACACTAGACAGTTTAACAGATGTAACTATTAGTTCTGCCACATCAGGACAAGTTCTTAAATTTTCTGGCTCTGCTTGGATTAATGCTGCATCTGATGCAGTTATTGCTTCTGCCGTATTTGCAACAAATGCACAATCAGATCTAGGATCTGTCGCTGATGCTATCATAGCTGCATCAGAAGATCTTGGAGCAATCACTGATGTGGCTTCTCTTATCTACGATATGGGTCAATTAAAACTTGATGGTATCGTTTCGTTATCAAATATTGATCAATCGGTTAAAGCTGACTATATCGGCTACTCGATTATTTTTGGATTCTAAAGGAATAAAATGGCTCGCCAATTAGTTGAAAAATATATTTTCTCTCCGAATGTTGCTACTGCAGGTTATGTAAAATTTCCTGGAAAGGTTGATGCAACTCAACTATTGATTATTGCAAATAAGACTTCGCAAAATAATATTTACGCTATTGGTGACCCAACTCGTGGTGGTACTGTTGTTTATAGTGCTTCTGAAGATGCTGGTTTCTACACAGAACAAGTAGGTGTTACTACTGTAACATTTACATATGACACTTCAACGATGTCAGCAAATGATAAGATTGCCATCTATACTGACGCACCCAAAAACATCGGTAACATTGTTCGTCCATATTTTATGGGTGTTGATGCTATTGAAAGAATGCGTGTTGCCAATCCTCAGTCGCTAATTGATGCTGACTTCGAATATGGATTGCAACCTACTAAATGGCAGAACTATGCTGAAATTAGAAATATTCCAGGAATTTATGAAAAGCCAGGATTGGACTTATTCCTTTCTGATGTTACTACCAATGGTGCTTCACCATCAACAATTACTGTAACTACTTCTGCACCACACGGATTGTCCGTGGCAGATCCAGTTATTCTGTTTGGTTTAACTGGTACTGCTAACTATGCTCGAGCAGAAGGTGCTTTCGTTATTGCTTCTGTACCTACCAGCACTACATTTACATATTTTGCTAAAGGTATCGTAGGAACAAACGCACTATCAATTTATGGTGGTTCAACATATGGTCGTCGTGGTGGTTTCTATGAAGGTTCTGATTTACCAATTTCTTCTGTTACTTCAAACGCAGCTAATCCTTCAGTAATTACTGTTACTTGTTCTGCCAATCATGGTTTAGTTCCAGGTGCTCCATTAGTTGGTATTGCATCTTCTGCTGGTTCTAATCATGGATTACTAACAGGTAACTTCTTTGCGGAATCAGTTCCATCCGCAACAACATTTACATTTACTGCTCGTGTTGGTGGAGCAGTTGCAAACAGTTCAATTGCCACAACAATGTATACTCGTTCTGACGCATTCGTTATCCACAGACCATTCGATGGTGGTGTTCAGTTAGGTAATTTCTTACCTTCACATGGTGCATCAATTTCTCGTCAAACTAAAAAATACATGCGTTACCAATCAGGTAAAGGTGTACTTTGGACTTCAGGTGTTTTGTTTAATCCTGTTATGAACCTTGACCAAATTTCTGCTGCAGCAACTGGTGCTGGTTCTCTTATTACTGTTACAACTGAATTAGACCATGGTCTTCAAGTTGGTGCCACTGTTGAAATTGCTGGTGTCGTTACATCGGGGTATAATGGAACATATGGTATCAATACTGTTACCAGCGAGAATACATTCACTGTAGTTGCAGCAGTTACTCTTGGTGCTGCCTCTGCAGTTGTTACAAATTTACCTCGTGTCACTCTTAAAACTTGGCATGGAGCATCTGTTCGTATGGGTGCGTTCGATGATCAAAACGGATTGTTCTGGGAATTCGATGGAAAAGAATTGGCAGTTGTTAAACGATCTGCCACATATCAAATTTCTGGTTTCTGCACTGTTACTCCAGGATCTCAAGCAGTTGTTGCTACATCTGGTCGTTTCACCCAACAGTTAAAGGTTGGTGATCGAATCGTTATTCGTGGCATGACTTACATGGTAGGTTCTATTGCAGACGATAACAACATGACAATTAATCCTGCCTATCGTGGTGTTAATGGTTCAACTGGTATTAAGTTAGCCACTGTTATTGACTATCGTATTCCACAATCTCAATTTAATATTGACGCTTTAGATGGAACTGGTATTTCAGGTTACAATATTAATCTGAATAAAATGCAAATGATGGGAATTTCGTTCTCATGGTATGGTGCTGGTTTTATTGACTTTATGTGTCGTGGTTCAGATGGTAATATGATTCTTGCACATCGCATGAAACAAAATAACATTAACGATGAAGCATACATGCGTTCAGGTAATACTGCAGTTCGTTATCAAACTATTAATGAATCCGTAATCGGAGAACTGGCTTCTTCTATTAATGATTCTGTCACTACTATTCCAGTAACTAATGTTTCTAGATTCCCAGTTAATGGTGGTACTGTTCTGATTGAAAATGAATGTATAACATTTACTGGAGTTAATACTGGCGCAAACACTTTAACTGGTTGCACTCGTAGTGCGTCTTTTATACAATTCCTTGGTGGTGTTAATAGAACATTTACTGGTGGTGCTGCAGCAAGTCATGCAGCAGGTAATGGACATACTTCTGTTATTCTTATTAGTTGTACTGCTGCACCTACTCTAAACCACTGGGGTTCATCTTATATTATGGATGGTGGTTTCGATACAGATCGTGGTTACTACTTCTCGTATCCAGCATTGAGTAATTCATTAACTTCTACTCAGTCTAAATCTGTTTTCTTCATTAGATTGGCACCATCGGTATCAAATTCAATTTCTGGAACTCTCGGAGATAGAGATTTATTAAATCGTTCTCAGTTATTACTACAAAAATTACAAGTTCAATCTGACCAAGCAGTACAGGTTTATGGTATTTTGAATCCAGGAAATATTGATTCTGCCACGGATTTAACATGGCAGTCTGTTAATACAACAGCATTAGGATCTCAACCTTCCTTTGCTCAGGTATCAACTACTGTTACAACTACTGCAACTCCAGGTGAACAAATTTTCTCAACACTGGGTCAGCCGAATGGTTTTGCTGAAATTGATTTGTCTAGTTTAAAAGAACTATCAAACTCAGCAATTGGTGGATATGGTAACTTCCCAGATGGTCCAGATGTGTTAGCAATCGTAGTTAAAAATCTATCTTCATCTACAGCAACTGTCAATGTGAACTTATTCTGGTCAGAAGCACAAGCATAAATATACAAAAATAGAGGAATTTTTAAATGGCAACCCAAGTACAGTTTAGACGAGGAACTACCTCACAAAATAATGCGTTCACTGGCGCACAGGGTGAACTTACAATTGATACCGAAGTATACACTATTCGAATACATGATGGTACAACTGCAGGTGGTAAACAAGTTCCAACTCTTACAGCTACTCAAACATTTACCAATAAAACAATGTCTACCAGTTCCGTGTGGAATGGTACTGCTATTGGTTTAGGTTATGGTGGAACTGGTGCTGCTCTTACTGGTGTGGCAGGTGCTGTTGTTTACTCTACTGGTTCAGCAATGGCTCTATCATTGGCTGGTACTTCTGGTCAAGTTTTAACTTCTGGTGGAACAAGTGGTCCAACTTGGGTTAGTGCTTCTTCTCTTTCTACTGGTACTGCCACTACTGCCACTACTGCCACTAATATTGCAGGTGGTTCTGCTGGTTATCTAGTTTATCAAGCAGATACAAATGACACTGACTTTATTACCCCAGGAACTTCTGGATATGTTCTTCGTTCTACTGGAGCATCAACTGCTCCAGACTGGGTAACTCCAGGATTTACAATCGGCTCTACAGATATGACTTTGGGTAGTACATATACATCTATTGCTGGTTTAACAGCAATTAATGCTACTTCTGGAGCAACTGCTTTCTTTGCAACTCCAACTGCCCCAGTATTATTCACTGGAGCAACTACACTAACAATCGGTTACGGTAGTACTGCTTCTTCTACTACAAATATTTCTACTGGAGCAGTCGGTTCTGGTAATACTAAAACTGTTAATATTGGTACAGGCAGTGCAGCTGGATCTACAACAAACATTAATCTTGGCGATGCAGATGGTGGTACTGTTACTGTTAATAAAGACTTGGTTGTTTCTGGTAACTTAACTGTTAATGGAACAACAACTACAATAAATTCAACTACACTTGATGTTGATGATTTAAATATTACTGTTGCTAAAGGTGCAGCTGATAGTGCTGCAGCTGATGGTGCTGGTCTTACAGTTGATGGTGCATCGGCTACCTTACTTTATACCCATAGTGGAACTAAATGGGCAATGAATAAACCTCTTGATGTTACTGGGTCTATCACATCAAGTGCAGGTATAACTGGTACAACAGGAACATTCTCTGATGATGTTGCCGTTAATGGTGGCGATTTAACTTCATCAGCTACTACATTCAACTTATTAAATTCAACTGTAACTACACTTAATCTTGGTGGTGCTTCTACTGCAACTGCAATTGGTGCAGCGACTGGAACTACCACTGTTAAAGCAGATTTAACAGTTGATGGTGATGTTCAGGTTAAAGGTGGAGATTTAACTACCAACCAAACTACATTTAATTTACTAAATGCAACTGCCACTACTGTTAATGCTTTCGGTGCAGCAACTACTATTGGTATTGGTGCAGCAACTGGCATTCTAACAGTTAATAATGCTAAGACTATTTTCAATAGCACCAACTCTGTTCAACTTCCAGTTGGTACTACCCTTCAACGAGATGCAACTCCTGTTACTGGTATGGTTCGCTATAATAGTAATCTTTCTACTTTTGAAGGATATGCTTCATCTGCGTGGGGTTCATTAGGTGGTGTTAAATCAGTTGATGGTTTTACTTATATCCTTGCAGAAACATCTGCTGGTGCATCAAATGGAGACTTAGATTTCTATGCTGAAGATGGCGCAGGAACTGCAGCGACTCAAGTTGGTCAATGGAATAGAACAAACCTTAAAGATTACACTGGTACGATAGTTGGTACACAAACTACTCAAAATGTCTTTAATGCAACTGCCACTACTGTTAATGCTTTCGGTGCAGCTACTGCTCTAAATCTTGGTGCAGCAACTGGTACTACAACAGTTGGTAATCGACTTAAATTATCTAGAGCAAATAGTACAGCTGATGGTACTGGGCAAATTCTTTTAGATGGCGCAACTGGCAATAGAATTGATTGGAATACTGCAGGAACTGCTGCTCCATCGTTTACTACTAGAAGCGTTGGTACTAAATTAACATTATATCCATCAGTAACCGCAACTGCAGTTGATTACGCTATCGGTATTAATTCTGCAACATTGTGGAATAGCGTTCCTCAAGCAGATGCTGCAATGTACTTTAAATGGTATGGTGGAGAAACTGAAGTTGCTTCTTTATCTGGTACAGGTAATTTAATATTAGTTGGTGATCTTCAAGTTAAAGGTGGTGATATAACCACTGACCAAACTACATTTAATTTAATTAATACAACAGCTACTACTCTAAATGTAGGACAAGCAGCGACTACTTTATCTTTAGGTGCTGCAACTGGTACTGGTTACATTAATAATGCTGCAGTAACTTTTGGTAATGCCACTGCTTTTGCAATTAATGGTGTATCACCAACTCTATCATCTTCCTCTACTGGTACACTAACGCTATTTAATACAAATTTAACTACTGTTAATGCCTTTGGTGCAGCTACTACAGTTTCTATCGGTGCAGCGACTGGTACGCTAACTGTGGCAAATACTACATTAGCAGCAAAAGCGATTACTGCTAGCACTACTTTAGGTGTTACTGGAATCACTACTCTTACTGGCGCATTAAATGCTAATGGTGGCATTGCTGTAGATACTAGCGCATTTACTGTTGCTGATACAACTGGTAATACTGCTATCGCTGGAACTCTTACTGTTACTGGTGCCACTGTTCTTAATGGTGGTCTTACAATGGACACTGATAAGTTTACTGTGGCTGATACTACTGGTAATACAGGTATTGGTGGAACATTAGGTGTTACAGGTGTTAGTACACTAACTGGATTAGTCAACGCTAATGGTGGTATCGCTGTTGACACTAATGCATTTACTGTGGCTGATACTACTGGTAATACTGCAATCGCTGGAACATTAGGTGTTACAGGAACAACAACTCTTGGTAACTTAACTATTGGTTCTACTAAAACCATCGATGTAGGTGCCAATAAAGTTACCAATGTTGCTGAGCCAACTGTGGCTACTGATGCTGCAACTAAACAGTATGTTGATACAATAGCAGCTTCTTCTTTACACTATCACTCACCTGTTCGTGTTGAGTCACCAACTGCTCTAACTGCAACTTATGCTAACGGTACTGCTGGTGTTGGTGCTACTTTAACAAATTCTGGCACTCAAGCTGCATTAGTTCTTGATGGTATTACATTAAGTGCAGATGATCGTGTTTTAATTTATACCCAAGCAAATGCTGCTCATAATGGTGTTTATACTGTTACTGCTGTTGGTTCTGTTTCTACAAACTGGGTGCTTACTCGTGCTGTTGATGCCGATAATGCTGCAGTCGGTGATCCAAATGGTTTAGGTTCTGGTGATGCTTTCTATGTAAAAGAAGGTACTACTGGTGCTGGTGAATTGTATGTTATGAATACCACAGGAACTATTACCATTGGTACGACTGGACTTAACTTTGTTCAAATTTCTTCTGCACAAATTTATTCTGCAGGAACTGGCTTAACATTAACTGGTACTCAATACTCAGTTAACGCTTCCCAAACTCAGGTTACTGCAGTTGGTACATTAACTAGCGGAACTTGGAATGCCTCGGTTATTGCTGGTGCATATGGTGGTACTGGTGTTGCTAACACTGGTAAGACTATTACACTTGGTGGTAATCTTACTACTTCTGGTGCTCATGCTACTACACTAACTACCACTGGTACGACTGGTGTTACTCTACCAACTACTGGAACATTAGCAACTCTTGCTGGTTCTGAAACATTTACTAATAAGACTTTAACTAGCCCAATTATTAGTACTATTAGCAATACTGGAACTCTGACTCTTCCAACTTCTACTGATACATTAGTTGGTCGTGCCACTACAGATACTCTAACAAATAAAACTTTGACTAGCCCAACTATGACAACACCTACATTGGGTGTTGCTTCAGCGACTAGTATCAATAAAGTAGCAATTACTGCTCCAGCTACTTCAGCTACTCTTACTATCGCTGACGGTAAAACATTAACAGCGTCAAATACTCTTACATTTACAGGCACAGATGCTTCTTCTGTTGCTTTCGGTGCTGGTGGTACAGTTCTTTATTCTGGTGGTGCTCTTGGAACTCCGAGTTCTGGTACATTAACAAATGCTTCTGGTCTACCTGTAAGTGGTATTACTGCTTCTACCTCTACCGCACTAGGTGTTGGTAGTATTGAATTGGGACACGCTACTGATACGACTATCGCTCGTAGTGCAGCTGGTGTTGTAACAATCGAAGGTGTTGAAGTTGTAACACTATCAAGATCTCAAACTCTTACAAATAAAACTTTAACTCTACCAACTATTGGTGGAACAGGTGCTACATTTAATGGCTCTACTTCTGGTACAACTACTGTTGTTGCCACTGCCATCGCTGCTGCAACTACTCTAACATTACCAGCTGCAACTGATACATTGGTTGGTCGTGCAACTACAGATACATTAACTAATAAAACTCTTACTAGTCCGACGCTGACAACTCCTGTTCTTGGAACTCCAAGTTCTGGAACATTGACAAGCTGTACTGGTCTACCAATTTCTAGTGGTGTTTCTGGTCTTGGTACTGGTGTTGCTACATTCTTGGCTACACCATCTTCAGCTAACCTTATTTCTGCTATTACAGATGAGACAGGTACTGGTGCTTTAGTATTCGCAAATACTCCAACTCTAGTCACCCCAGTATTGGGTGTTGCTTCTGCTACCACAATTAATAAAATAACGATTACTGCTCCAGCAACTGGTTCTACATTGACTATTGCTGACGGTAAAACTCTTACTGCTTCTAACACATTAACATTTACTGGTACTGATGCTTCTTCAGTCGCTTTCGGTGCTGGTGGCACAGTTCTTTATGCTGTTCCAAACTCCAGCACTCAAGTATCTTCTCTTGGAGTTGGAACTGCTGCATCTGGTACTGGTGGTGAGATTCGTGCAACTAATGCAATCACTTCTTTCTACTCTGATGATCGTTTAAAGACTCGTACTGGTAATATTCAGAATGCTCTCGAGAAAGTTCTTTCTCTTGATGGCTTCCATTACCACGCAAATGAAACTGCAGTAGCATTGGGTTATGATGCATCTGAACAACATGTCGGTTTATCTGCTCAGCAAGTTCAAGCAGTTCTACCAGAAGTTATTGCACCTGCTCCAATCGATCCGCAGTATATGACTCTGCACTACGAGCGAATTGTTCCATTATTGGTTGAAGCGATTAAAGAGCAACAAAAACAAATCGAAGAACTTAAAGCAAAGTTAGGTAACTAAAATGGCTGCTGTCTCTACCAGAACTGGATTAAAAGAATATGCATTAAGAGCATTGGGTGCACCAGTACTCGAGATTAATGTGGACGATGATCAAATCGAAGACCGAATTGATGAAGCGTTAGACTACTGGAAACTTTATCACTACGAAGGTGTGGAGCAGATCTATCTTAAACAATTGATTCGTGCTTCTGAAATAACTCTTTCTGCTTCTGTGGCAACTACCTTTGCTATTGCTGAGATTATTACTGGTGCAACGAGTGGCGCAACTGCCGAAGTTTGCCGAGAATCTCAAAGATCTTCTTCAGGGACTCTATTGTTAGTTAGAAATGTTGTTGGTACATTTACTGCAGGTGAATCTATTACTGGTTCAGCAGGACATAATGCAACGCTATCTTCTATCACACTTCGTGAATACGATAACAGATACATTGAAATCCCAGACTATGTTTGGGGTGTTACTCAAATTATATCTGCAGGACAAGCATCTTCTTCAAAGAACATTTTCGACTTGCAGTATCAATTAAGATTAAATGACTTGTATGATTTAACATCTACTTCATTAATCTATTACAAAACTGTAATGTCACATTTGGCATTGCTTGATTTTGAATTAAACGGACATCAAAGATTTAGATTTAATCGTTTGAATGGTCGTTTATACCTAGACGCAAATTGGGCAACAGACTTTATTCTTGGCGATTATATTATCGTTCAAGCATATCGTCCAATGGATCCAACAACATGGTCTAAAATTTATAACGAGCCATGGTTGAAGCACTATGTCACTGCATTGTTTAAAAAGCAGTGGGCAACTAACATTAAGAAATTCTCTGGCATTCAACTTCCAGGTGGTGTAACTCTGGATGGTGATAAGTTATACGATGAATCTACCTCAGAAATAAAAGAACTAGAAGACGAACTACAGAATAAGTCAGCACCCCTAGATTTCTTCATGGGATAATAGATGCCTACTAATGTTTATTTTACTCATGGTACAAAGAATGAGCAGTACCTAATTGAGGATCTCATTATCGAATCTCTTAAGATTTACGGTAATGAGTTTATGTACATTCCAAGAACATTAGTTTCTAAGGATGAGATTCTTGGTGAAGATCGTTTATCTAAATTTACATCTTCGTTTCCAATTGAAATGTACTTTGAGAATGTAGACTCTCTTGATGGACAAGGCGCATTCATTCAGAAGTTTGGTCTTATGATGGAACAGTCAGCTACATTGGTAGTTGCTCGTCGTAGATGGGATCAGTTGGTTGGTCGTTATGGGCAGACAATTATTCCTACTCGTCCATGCGAAGGTGATTTAATTTACTTTCCATTGACTAAGGGTTTGTTTGAAATTAAGTTTGTAAAACATCAAGATCCATTTTATCAACTTGGTAAACTATATGTGTTTAAGTTACAAGTTGAATTGTTCCAGTATGCTTCTGAGAAAATTGATACTGGCATCACAGAGATCGATGCGTTTGAAACTCTTAAAACATTCACTACAAATACTACAAGATCTCCGAATGGTGAGGTTACTAAGATTACAATGACTGCCACTGGTTCTGGTTATACTACTGTCCCAACAGTATCCTTTACTAGTTCAACTGGTATTGGTGCGACAGCAACTGCTGTTCGTGGAACTGGTGCCAATGCCAATAAAATTGTTAGTATTACTGTAACTAATCCAGGATCTGGATATCAAACTGCTCCAGTAGTTTCTATTACTGGTGGTGGTGGTGCTGGTGCTTTAGCAACTGCTTCTATTGATATCAATATTGACTCGCCAAATTCGTTTGGTGATAATAATAAATTTAAAACAGAAGCACAAGATGTATTGTTTAGTGTAACAAATCCATTCGGCGAAATTGACACAGAGAATAACCCATAATGTTAAACAGTAATGTATACTACCACGGAATCATTCGCAAGTGCATCGTAGGATTCGGCTCTTTATTCAGTGACATCTATATCGATCGTCGTGAAGGCGATTCTGTAACTGGTAATGTTATTCAACGATTACAAGTTCCTCTTGCGTATGCTCCAAAAGAAAAATGGATTGTTCGTTTAGA